TGCATGTTGTGACATCGAGCAATTTCTTTCTCCAGCTCATATGTCTTTTCTTTTTCAAACTTTTTCTTTCCTCAATCATCTGATTCTTATACTTAACTCGATCATCATACATTTTCTGCATGAGCTCGGAAAGGAATCCTTGTCTGTCTTTATCGTAGTAACACCCAGAAGCAGCTACCGTATAGTTAGAGGCGTTCATTTCGTTTCTGATACCAAAATCATCTAACGCGCCGTTAATTATTTTATCTACTCCATCACTAGAAGCAAGCGAGGAGAATGTTCCTTTAAATGTTTCGGGTGAAATATTATACTGCATAATTAAGTGAGGGTACAAACTATTCAAGTCAAACGAGCAAACCCATTCATGCATTCCTATTTGCGGGTCTTTAACGTACGCACCTACAATAGGATTATCTTTCTGCCGCTTGGAAGGATCAAACATTGGCACGACTATATTCTTCTGCTTTAGATAATTTGTTATAATAATGTCCCACATCCGTACAGATGTAAATGTATCAAGGTAGTTTACCTTAGCGTCGTATGCAATAGCAAAGACTTGCTCAATAAACTTAAGCTTATCTTCTAACATATCTACTAGTTCAACGTCTCGAATATTATAGTTTACATAGTTCTGAAAATCGTTCTCGTAGAACTGCGTAAGGTTTTCGTACCCTAGTTCGGCATAGTCTAACTTTTTCTCTCCTAGCTCGTGATCGCAAACAAAATCTAGTTTGTAACTCTCAAGCATCTTAAACGAGAACTTTCTATACAGCTGGAGATAATCGAGAATTGTAATACCGACAATAATAGGAATAATAACTTGTCGACCGGCAAACTCTACTTCCCGCTCATCTAGTATACCCCAAGGAGAGAGCTTTTTTGCTGACTCAGGTCCAAGTATGCGCGTGATTCTATTAATCATGTACGGCATATCAAACCCTTCAACGTTCCATCCTGTTACAATATCGGGTAAGTATTGTTTAGAGCGCCAGATTGTGATAAACTTTGATAAAAGATCTCCCTCGTCTACACATTTAATAAAAGTCACAGACTCTTTCTCTGGCTTGTAATCTTTCATTGCAAGCACTACACTCTTTCCATTTTTTCGAACAGTAAGAGATGTTAGAGGTCTGTCAGCTTTAGTTATGTCCGGGAACCCTCCAGTAGCTTCAATCTCAATATCGATTGTAACTACCGAGATGAGATTAGGATCGTAATCGATCTCTCCAGGGTAATGGTCGTCAATGAAGTTGTAAAGGTAATTGGTATTGCCGTACATTAACTTACCAGAGACATCCCTGTATTGCTTGACGTAGTCTCTAGCTTCATAAACGTTCTCAAACTCTCGTTTATAAACAGTCTTACCGTCGATAGTTTTGTATTCTTCTATCGAGGTTTTATCGTTGGTGAAGATGTAAGGTTTGAGAGGGATTGAGCGTTGGATCTTTTCTCCGTTCTCAAACCCTCTTAACAGAATTTCGCTTCTGTACTGATGTACGCTGGTATAAAAATTCATTATTATCCTTAAAGTACTCCGAGGCTTTCCTACACGAGTACAACAATTTTAAACTACTTTAGGCAATTAATCCAGGCTTGTAAACAACTTTACCGTTCTCTCTCATTGCTGTGAGAGTCTGACATTTTAGATCAGCCGGGTTGTAAGATACGTGAACCCATCCAGAGTCAGGTACCCCGGGGGTATAGAATTCTAGGATTACTTGAGTATACCAAAAATTCTCTGAAATGTATTTTGCTAGGTCGTAATTTGCTACTCCGGGAATCTCAATATCAGCTGCTTGACCTCGACAATGATCAGAGGTTCTAGATCCTCCTACGGCAGCATTAACATTAGGATGTCTAAAGCCAGAATTAACTTTAATTCCTCTTCCGTAAGCTGTTCTTAGCGGCTGGAGAATGTTTTCGCAAAGTATTCTTAAATTCTCAATCTCAGCATCTCCTGGAGTATTGTCTAGACCGTTTCTGAGAGCGGTCTCACTTTTAACTAATTCCGCAAGGGAAAAATTTTCTGTTAGTTGCATGTTAACCCTTTACTTTGCTGCTGGAGTTTTTTTAGCTCTCGCTTTTTGAGCAGTCTTTTTAACGGTTGTTTTGACTTGCTCAACAGCAACCTTAGCATCTGCTTGATCTACTTTTCCGTCATTATTTAAATCAAAAATTTTGCTTCTTCTATTAACATAAAAGGCCATTGCGGCTACTATAATTACAAGAACGATTAAAATTTCCATGGTACCCTCCCTTGTGCTGTATTTAGTAAAAAGAAGCCCCGAAGGGCCTCTTTTTTACTTCTTAGGACCGTAAAGATCGTTTAAGATCTGCTCAACCTCTTCTCTAGTTCTAACGCTAGAGGAGAGAAGAGCTGCGGTTTTGTATCGACTATACTGCTCGGTAATGTCAAATAATTTATCTAAAATCTTATTGATAAATTTCATTTTTTAGTCGCTTCTGTTAGCAATTGTTTCTGGCTAACTTCAGCGGCTGATTCATCTACAATATCAATTTTCTTAGCTGGAATTAACTTAGACATATTTTCCAGCGTTACTTTAAGCATTCCATTAACCAGGGATGCATTCTTAACCTCAACAGAATCAGCTAGTTTAAACGAGCGAGAAAACGATCTCTCCGCAATACCTTTGTACACATAGTCGCTATCATCAGAATGTGATGCACCGGAGATCTTCAGAGTATCCCCTGATAAATCAATGTCTATATCGGCTTTACTGAAACCGGCAACGGCCATCTCAATAGTGTACTTTCCCTCATCAACCTTCTTAATATTGTAAGGAGGCCAGTTAGGGATTGTTTTTGCGACGTTATTTTGCAAAGTAGCTAGATCATTCCAAAGACGATCAAAACCAATAAAATTACGTTCGAAGTCCTTAAAAAAGGGTACTGTAGCGTTCATAGTAAACTCCTTAAGCTGCTGCTTTGTAAGGTTTTAGAGCTTTATCGAAAGCACTAAAAAAGTCATATTTAGAAGCAACATCGATAAGATCTTCAACTGCTGCAATTGACTGACGCGCAAATTGAGCTTGAGCGTTTACAAATTGCTGAAGAGGCTCTCGAACCGTTTCTTCTTTTACAAAGGTGTTAAGGAATTGAGTTTTGGCGTATTGATCAGAATCAACAGCCGAAGAAAGATATGTGTTCATGTGTTCTCCTTTGAACTAAGCGAGTTAAAAAATACCGACCCTATTGGCATCGGTATATTATATATACCCTTTTGGGGTAAAAATCAACTATTTTTTACGTCCTATGTTGTACTTAGATACTAGTTCCCAATCGTCCTTTTCTTTGTATGGAAGGACTTTAATCTGGGATAAAAGAGCAACAGGCTCTCTAGTTTTAGAAGGGTCTATTAATTGTACCAGGCCCCACTCGGCAACCAGGTTAGCAATAGTATTCCTTCTTCCTTTATCTTCTTCTGAAAAATTAGATGGTTTTCCATCTAACATAAACAATTCTTTAAAATGCACAATATAATACCTACCCTGCTTATGAAGGATATGGCATGACTGATACAATTTTCTGTCTTTTCTAGACGCTACACCAATTCTCGTCAGAGTTTCTCTGATCTTTAAGAAGTCATCCTCGCTTACGAGTCTTACCTCTACCAACGAATCTATAATGCTCATCATCCACCTTTTTGTAATTTTATTTTTATAGTATGGATTTGTTCGGAGGAGAGAATGTCTAGAGCTTGTGCGGCCTTTGCATTACTATAGCCAAAATATTCTTTTACTGCATCTAGATCATTACTATCCTGCTTCTTCACCCATTTTGCAAATCGCTTGGCGGGCCGTATACTATTTAGCATATAGTAAAATTGCATTTTATTATCTAGATTAGCGTTCATATTCATCTCATTAGCATAAAGAACAGTATCTTTAAAGTACGAGAAGGATCTATTAGAGTACCACGGACTATAGCCGTCCTCCATAAGCTTTGGATTATCAGGATCTTTCATGATATCTTTACCGCTATTAATGGCGTTAATGTAATCAAATGGGTTCATATAAATCCAATCTTACTCTCTCTCGGCTTATGAGTGTTGCGTTGCTGGAAGAATATTTCAGCTAATGAGTAAGTGTCTGTATCCGGAGTTGGTTTAAACTCAATATTTAATCG